CACAGCTGGTACCGATCGGCATTCCATCTGTTTTGAGCAGCATCAGAAGGCAGAGGATATTTTGTCTGGGAGGAAAATTGATCCAACCTACTACCCGGTTATTTATGGGATTGCTGACGATGCCGACTGGGGCAGTGAGGAGAGCTGGTATAAGGCGAATCCTTCGCTTGGACACACAATTGATATCGAAAAGGTTCGGAATGCATATATGAGCGCCAGGGAAAATCCGGCTGAGGAGAATATCTTCAGGCAGCTGCGTCTGAACCAATGGGTGAAGCAATCCACCAGATGGATGCCCATGGACAAGTGGGATGCATGTGCGTTTGCAGTGAATCCAGTGGAATTAGAAGGCCGAGATTGTTATGCCGGTCTGGATCTTTCCAGTACGACGGATATAACGGCGTTTGTTTTGGTATTTCCACCAAGAACGGAGGATGAAAAGTATGTGGTTTTACCATTCTTTTGGATTCCAGAAGAGAATTTACGGCTCCGGGTTCGAAGGGATCATGTTCCATATGATGTCTGGGAGAAGCAAGGGGTGTTAAATACTACGGAAGGAAATGTTATTCATTACGGGTTTATTGAGAAGTTTATCGAGGAACTAGGACAGAAATACCATATCTTAGAGATTGCATTCGATAGATGGGGAGCGGTGCAGATGGTTCAGAACCTGGAGGGAATGGGATTTACAGTGGTTCCATTTGGTCAGGGGTATAAGGATATGTCTCCACCAACGAAGGAGCTCATGAAACTGACGCTAGAAAAAAGACTGGCTCATGGTGGGAATCCGGTTCTTCGTTGGATGATGGACAACGTGTTTGTTCGCCAGGATCCTGCCGGAAACATTAAAATGGATAAGGAAAAATCAACAGAGAAGATTGATGGTGCGATCGCCACTGTAATGGCCCTGGACAGAGCAATTCGCAACGAGGGTAGCAGCGGTAGTGTTTATGATGATAGAGGAATACTAATAATATAGGCTGGGTTAACAAAAACTTTGTGTTTGATATTTGTTTACACTCTATAAATTATAGTTAATCATTTACAAACATAAATGTGCGTTGTGAAAGCGTAAATATTCGTGACGAATCGTGACGAAAAAGCATTGACAATATCTGCTCGTCGTGATAGAATGCATTCATAAGGAAGCGTAAACGAATCGTAATGAAAGCGTGAATGCAACAATACGAAAGGGGAAATGTAAATGAATTTATTTCAAATTAAAGCCCAACCACATGGTATTGAACGGTTTCGGCAGTTTATTGATGAAAAATTCGTCTGTATTGGGTGGCCGGAAATTGGTAATCTAGATCAAGTAAGTAAAGATGAGATTCGAGAAAGAATTAGAAATGTTTATGGTTATACAGGACATAAGCTTGGAAATAACTTAGGGCATGTAAATGCTTTTTGTAACACAATGAAAAAAGGTGATATTGTATTTATAGCAGAAAACGATGAGGTTTACTTTGGAAGACTGGGGGATTATGAATACAAAGCACAGTACGATAATACAAAAGATGGTATGTGTCATACCAGACAAGTTGAATGGATGGGTCATGAATCAATTTCGAGTTTTAATAGTGACGTCCAAAAATTCATTAAAAATAGGAATACGATTTGCAAATATCCAGTATCTATGAATGAAGCTGAATTTGAAGAACTCATTTCTAAAAAAACATTAATAAAAAGCGAGGATTCGATAAAATTAGATAGTTTGTTTGGAGAAGCCTTAAGGATTTTAGAGGAAGAATTGAAATCGGAGGACCCTGAACGCAGATTAAAAGCAGCAACGGAACTAATTAGACTAAAAAACAAATAGGAGGGTTTGCTATGAATGCTCAGGCTAATTTGTTAAAAAATAAAGGAATTTTGGATATTACAATGAAAGAAGTAGAGGAATTCCTTGTAAGAAATTCGGGAAAGAAATATTCATCCAATGAAATTTATAATAACATGCCTGGTGGACTTAAAACACAAATACAAGCTATAGCAAATTCTTATAAAAATGGCGCATGTAGTTCTCCGGCGAGTTATACCGGTGTTGTAGCATCTATGATTACAAAAACGCATACCGATTTTGTGCATGATTATCATTATTTTTGTCCGGTATTAAAAAGATATGATGATGCTTTTGAAAAATTATGAGACCAGGGGGGAGATCATGAATATGAGTGGTAAGGTTGGTCCATTTTTTTATAGAGATGAGATGATATATAGCGATTCGATGGAGGTTGATGCTGCTGATAAATATGGGGAGTTTAAAACGTGGGGGAACCATTCAGAGTTCTGGGATACTCTAGGTGAAAAGCACCCAAGGTTTCGACGGATTCAATATTTTAAATGTCCAAGAGGAAGAGTTACTTATAATTTTGTTAAAGACAAATTTTTTATTTACTTAAATCCAAAACTTAACAATGAATTGGTACTTGAAAAAATAGTTCAAGAATTTAATCTAGACGGATGTAATTATGTTGTCGATGACACTGATGAGCATTATAGATTATAAAAGGTTGAAGCAGAAAAGCATCTCTTCGGAGGTGCTTTTTTCGTACCCATTTTTAAGGAGGTGTATTAATGCAGTTACCAGTATTTTCAAAACGAAGCAAGGCAAGAGATAAACCACAAAATAACCTTATCAGTTCAAGTGGATCGTTTCTATTTGGTTCCACAACGAGTGGAAAACCAGTCAATGAAAGAACCGCCATGCAAACAACGGCAGTATATTCATGTGTCCGTATATTGGCTGAAGCAATTGCATCGCTGCCAATCCATTTATACAAATATAGCGATACCGGCAAAGAACGGGTTTACAATCATTCTTTATACCGAATCCTTCATGACGAACCAAATCCAGAGATGACTTCATTCGTGTTTCGAGAAACACTGATGAGTCATCTTTTAATTTGGGGAAATGCCTATGCACAGATAATCAGAGATTATGCCGGCAGAGTGGTTGGCTTGTATCCATTGCTTCCGAATCAGATCAAAGTGGATCGAGGAAATGACGGTGAAATCATCTATGTCTATTCAAGGTATTCTGATGAGAATCCCAACTGCAACGGTTATGGGCAGGTACGACTACGGCAGCAGGATGTTCTTCATATCCCAGGCCTTGGTTTTGATGGCCTAGTGGGATATTCGCCAATCGCAATGGCAAAGAATGCGGTGGGGATGACTCTTGCCTGCGAGGAGTATGGGGCCAGTTTCTTTGCAAACGGAGCAAATCCAGGCGGCGTGTTGGAGCATCCAGGAGTATTAAAAGATCCTGGGAAAGTCAGAGAAAGCTGGAATGCCGTCTATCAAGGATCACACAATGCCCATAAGGTAGCAGTTTTGGAAGAGGGAATGAAGTACCAGCAGATAGGAATCCCACCAGAAGAAGCACAATTTCTTGAAACGAGGAAGTTCCAGATTAATGAAATAGCTAGACTTTACCGGATCCCGCCACACATGGTTGGAGATCTTGAAAAGTCTAGCTTTTCTAATATAGAGCAGCAGTCTCTTGAATTCGTAAAGTACACCTTGGATCCATGGGTAATCAGATGGGAACAGTCCTTGCAGAGAGCCTTATTACTTCCAGGTGAAAAGAAGGACTATTTCATCAAGCTTAACGTGGATGGACTCCTTCGAGGAGATTATCAAGGCAGAATGAATGGATATTCCATTGGTAGGCAGAATGGTTGGCTTTCTGCAAATGACATCAGGATTATGGAGGATATGAATCCAATCAAGGAGGAAGAAGGAGGCAATCTATACTTGATAAACGGTGCTATGACAAAACTTAAGGATGCAGGAATCTATGCAAATGGAGGTGATAGCAGTGAAGAAAATTGAGATGAAGGGGATGATATTTCATAATCTTACGGTTTTATCAGAAGAAGGAACCGATAAGCGGGGTGAACTCAGATGGAGATGTAAATGTAGTTGCGGCAATGAGGTCGTTGTGTTCGGAGGAAATTTAAGGAGTGGTCATACAAAATCATGTGGGAAATGCAGAATACCTTTAATAATTGATGAAGGCGAACATTTGAGGTGTGTTGTTACGAATGGGAAATCGTTTGTTTTTGACAGACAAGACAGTGAGATTGTTAAATCTTATTACTGGACGGTTGAAAAGAATGGATATGTAAGAACTAATATTAAAAATAAGAACATCAGACTACATCGATTAATAATGGATTGTAGGAGTGACGAGGTGGTAGATCATATAAATGGGGATCCTGCAGATTGTAGACGAAAAAATATGAGGGTCACAACAATACGTAAAAATTCCTATAACAAAAAAATATCAAGTCGCAATTCCACCGGATATAAAGGCGTTTCGTTTGATAGGAAAAAGAAATTATTTGGAGCCTATATTAATCCGAACGGTAAAACCAAACGATTGGGATATTTTGAAAAAGCTGAAGAAGCTGCTATTGCATATAATACAGCAGCTTCTTTCTATTATGGCGATTTTGCAAAGCTAAATATGATAAGGGAGGGTAATAAGTGAATAGTAAAAAATTTTGGAATTGGGTAAAAAATGCAAGCGAAAGGACGTTATATCTGGAAGGTACTATAGCGGCAGAGTCATGGTTTGATGATGATATAACACCGAAGTTATTTAAACAGGAACTTATGACAGAAGAAAGTGATATTACAGTATGGATCAATAGTCCAGGCGGCGATGTATTCTCGGCAGCACAGATTTACAACATGCTCTCCGAATATAAAGGCAGAGTAACGGTCAAGATTGATAGTCTAGCGGCTAGTGCAGCATCTGTTATCGCTATGGCTGGGGATGAGGTGCAGATGTCACCCGTAGCCATGCTCATGGTGCACAATCCGATGACCGTAGCCATCGGGGATTCAGAAGAAATGAAGAAGGCGATTTCCATGCTTGATGAGGTAAAAGAGAGCATTATCAATGCATATCAGAGGAAAACGGGACTGAACCGGGCGAAGATATCGAATTTGATGGATGCAGAAACCTGGTTCAATGCCAAGAAGGCGGTAGAGTTGGGCTTCGCAGATAAAATCTTGTTTGATGAAAGCAAGGGACATGAAGATGTGGTTGACAGTGAGGCATTTTTATTCAGCCGCATGGCAGTAAATAATACGTTACTTTCCAAGTTGATTCCAAAACCGGAAGAAATAAAGACACCTATTGACCAATTAGATAAGAGACTTAATCTCTTGAAGCCTTAAGGAGGGCAACGCATATGAATAAAATTTTAGAACTGAGAGAAAAAAGAGCAAAAGCATGGGAATCAGCAAAGGCATTCCTCGATACAAAGAGAGGATCAGACGGTCTGATATCCGCAGAAGATACGGCCACCTATGACAAGATGGAAGCAGATGTGGTGAATCTCGGCAAGGAAATCGAACGACTTGAAAGGCAGGCTGCCATTGATCTGGAAATGAGCACCCCAACAAGCACGCCGATTACCAATAAGCCAAACGGGAATATCCATGGGGAAGTAAAAAAGGGCAGAGCAACGGATGAATACAGGGATTCTTTCTGGAATGCCATGAGGAACAAGGTAAATCTGGATGTCCAGAATGCATTGCAGATTGGTACAGATAGTGAAGGCGGATTCCTGGTGCCAGATGAGTTTGAAAGGACACTTATCCAGAGCCTGGAAGAAGAAAATATTTTCAGAACACTTGCAAGGGTGATTACGACCTCTTCTGGAGATAGGAAGATCGCTGTATCGACATCGAAGGGAACTGCATCTTGGATAGAGGAAGAAGGACCAATTCCGGAATCGGATGATGCTTTTGGACAGATTTCCAT